GCCCGCCATTTGCTGGAGCATGCCGCCGATGCCGCCGCCTTGGTTGCCGGAGGGCATGGCGCTTCCGCCGCCCGCAGGCGCGGTCATGCCGCCCTTGGCATAGTCGCCGTTGAGGCTCAAAATCGAATTGATGGTCTCGTCGGTCAGACCATTGGAGCCGCCCAAATTGAGCGCGGCGTTGTCCATTTGCGATGAGCCCAGCACGTCTTGGAGCAAGTTGCCGCCTGCACTGGTGGGCGCAGCGCCGCCCGCGGTAATCGTCGGCGTGCTTTGCGCCATGGACGCAGGCGTGGCGCTCGGGGTCATGGAGGAGGGCTGGCCGGTGGAATTGCCGCCGAACATGGAGCCGAATTGCGAGCCCAGCCAGCCCGGCGCGCCCATGATGTCATGGCCGACTTCGCCTAAAGCGCCGCCCCAATTGCCGTGCATCACGTCTGAGCCGATGCGTCCGACGCCGCCCGCGAAAGAATGAAGTGCTCCGCTCATGTCGTACTCGTTGCTTGCGCCCAGGGATAGATTTTCGGTTTCAGGGCGCCGGCGTTGGCGAGACCCGCAGCACCCACGCCGCCAATGCCGCCGCCACCTGAGGCCGGGCGCACAAAGCTGCCGCCACCGCCCCCGCCTGGGGTCGCGCCCACGTTAGGCGCCAGCGCCTTACCCACGATATTGGCCGCCTCATGGCCCAAATCGTTGCCGAGCTTGCGGCGTTCGGCTTGGTCCGGCGTGTCTTTGGCAGGGGTGCCCGGTGTGGCGCCGGGGGTGATGCCCCCCGGTGTTGCGCCAGACGCGGAGGGCGTGACGGTGATGCCTGGGTCCGTCGAAGTGGCCATGCCGAAACTGCCGCCTTGGGATTCCGCGGCTGGCGCAAGCGTGCCGAAGCCGCTGCCGATGGATGACCCCGCTGCGCTTAGAGCGGCCTGATCCAGTTGCGGCGTGCTCAAAACATTGAGCCCTGAAAGCGCCCCTTGCCCCGTCGGCACGCCGCCTGAGAACGCTGAGCCGACATTGGAGCCCCCAGGAATGCCCGCCGTGCCGCCGGACGAACCGGCCAAAGCATTGCCCAGCGCATCGCCTGCAAACGAGCCGCCGATGCTGCCGAGAAGACCGAGATTGCCCCCGCGCGTGCCGCCTTCTTGCGCGCCCGCCGCGGCATTGGCGCCGATCGCTACGTAGGGATTGCCGGTGTAGGCGCCGATGACATCGCCCACCACGCCCAAAAGCCAGGAGGGCAGGCCAATGCGTTGGCCCACATCCATCGGGTCATAGAAATTGAACTTGCCGCCCTCGTGATAGGGCTGCCAGCCCAGCGCCTTCCATGTGGCTTCGCCGCCATTGATCGGGTCGAACGGGTTCACCGTCCACGGCGACATGTTGTCGAGATTGCCGAGGATGTTGTTGCCGTTGCGGCGTCCGATATAACCGAACGGATCGGCTGCAAATGGCGTGTCTTTGTTGCCCATCGTCTCAATCCCAATATCGTTTGCCAGTATGGCGCGCGAATGCGTGAGCGGGGCCATGCTCAAAGCCAAAGCCAGAAGCGTGTGCATCATGGGTCAGTCCTCCCATCCTCATGCTACGCAATCCTCATGGCTTGTTCCAGAGCGCTCAAACGGCCGCCCCCTGACATCGCCATCGCCAAAACCGGAGACAGGGGAGGCGCTTGACGGTGGCCCCCTTCAAGCTGCCAGCTCGGGCGCGCCATTTTCGCGCCAAGACGTTTGGCGATCGGCCCCAAATCCACGCCCGTATCCTCGCCAAAATAGAAGCCCTCGGCGCCCAAATGCTTGCGCCACGCATCCACCGCCTTCATCAGCCGGCACACTTCCCAAATCCGGCCAGGATGGGGCTTGCCGAACACGAACAGCAAATAGCAGCGCGGCGGGCTCCAGAACGATTGCGTGATGGAGGCGATGATGAAGCTGTCGCCATCGCGCAGAAACGCCACGTTGGGCTTGCCGATAATGCTGCGCAGCCAATCCACTGCTTGGCGTGCGTCAAACGCGGGATAAACGCGCTCGGCAATCGCCACCGCGTCGGCCACATCGCCATGTCCCGCCACTTGGATCAAATGCCGCGCCCCAGCTTCGTCGCCGCCGCCAAATGCTCCTGATAGTGCAGGAACATCCAGGCGTCTTTCTGTTGGTCGTTGTTGAAATCCACGTCTGAGAGATCGTTGCCGGTGATGCCCAAGGCCGTGCACATATCGGTATGCCAGCGTTGGTGTTGCTCGAGGAAATCGCGCATGTTCTCCTGGCGCACGGGATAAATCAGATACGATCCGATATTAAGGCCGCGCCCCGACGCGCCCGCATTGATGGCGCGATGGTGCGCGTAGTTGTTGAGCAACCACTGCTCCATCCCGTCTTGTGCGGGCGCTGGATAGAGAACGTGCGCGAGACCCACTTACGAGCCTTTGCGGCGCGTGGTTTCGACAGTGGGCGCGTCCATCATAATGAACGGCCCCGCGCCTTCACGGTTGAACGCGCCGTAGCTGCACCCGTTGGAGAAGAACTTGGCGTCATACGCGGAATGGCGCTGATCGTTTCCGTTGTCGTAAGTGATGGACACCCCATCCGGGTTTTCGACTTTGGTGTCTCCACCCGGAATAGGGATGGAGCCGGAGTTCATTTGGCTTTTCATGCTTACTCTCCTTACGCATACGGCGCATGATGGGGACTATAGAGACCGGTGGCTGAAATAAGTGTTGCGTCGGTGGCGGTGGTGGTGACGGTGACGCCGATCAAGCGGCCAAACGTGGCTGCGCGGTAGCCGTAGAGAACCAGATTGGAAACCGTCCATTCGATCGGTTGTCCGCCTGTGCCTTCAAACACCAGCGGCGCTTGATCGGCGCCCAGGAATTGCAGCTCACCCACGACGTTATCGGCCGATGTCAGCGTGCCGGCCCCGCGCTCGGTATCGAGACCCACCTGAAACTCCGCGATGTTGCCGTCATTGCTTTGCGCCAGCACGTAGAAGCGGTTCACATGCTTCCACCAGATATAGGAATTGAGCTGCGCCAATTTGGTTTGCACGGTCTTGGTCAATTGCGCGGACGGCGATTGGAAGAGCGGGAAGAGGTTGGTCCCGTCATCGCCCCATGCAACAATCTTGGAATCAATTTCCTGCGTGGACAGCGCTTTCAGCGTCTTGATCTGATTGGCGAGAAACCATTTTGTGCCGTTCCACACCGCAATCAGGTTTGCGGACTGGCCGGTGTAGGGATCGATGGTGGTAAAGAGGATGCCATAGACCTTGATCGAGAAGAGATCGAACACGGCCGCACTCGGCGTTACGCCATCGGCGCCGGTGTTGAAACTGGCGTTGGCAAATAGCCCGTCGAGTTGATCCGAGACTTTTTGCGCAGCGCCGCCGAACAGGGCGTAAACCCCGGTTGGGTTGGCAAACATGGTCGCACGCCCAAACGCCACCACGGTTTGGGGCCAGTCGGTGCCGACTTGGGGGTCCACGTTTTCATTGTTGAAGCTGGTGGTGGCGGGCGCGCCCGCCGTTTGCACGTTGGAGATCACGTTCACGGAGGAATCGTTGATCTGGTAGAGGAAGTTGTTCTGGATGAACTTGGTGATCTTGTAGCGCGTGAACGAGTCCGTCACTGGGTAAGCGCCACCTCCCGACGACGCCGAGAAATCCGACAGACTGTCCGGTGCTGTGAAGAGAGCCTTGTTGCCGTCGCCCACCCACACGCGCTGCTGATAGGTTTCCACTGTGTCACCGGCCACGCCAAAGGGCATGATGCCGATGCTGGCGCGCGCTGCTTTATTGCCCCCCGATAGCGTCACCACGGCGCGCGTATAGCCGATGCCGGGGCGATTGACGGTGATGCTTGACACCGTGCCGCCGGTAAGCTGCGCGGTCGCGGATGCGCCGGAGCCGTCGCCGGTAATGGTGACACTCGGCGGAGTGGTGAAATTGCTTCCGGCCGCGGCCACCGTAATCGATGTGATCTGCCCCGGCTTCAGCACCGCCACGCCGACAAAGCCTGAACCTGTCGAACTGTTGGTGATGGAGATGGTGGGCTGCGATGTATAGCCGGAGCCCGAATTGGTGACGGTGATTTCCAGAATCGACACACCGCTTGCGTCAAACGTGGAAAATTGCGTGATGATGGCTTCCGCACCCGCGCCACCACCGCCTGTAAACGTGACCTTTGCCCCGGTCGAATAGAACTTTCCAGCGTCGATCACCTGCACCGACTGCACCCCGGACACGGCTTTGTTGACCACCGCAAGCGCTGCGGCCCCATCGTCCGAACCGCCGCCTGAAAACGCCAAGGCCACCACGTCATGGAGCACATAGCCGGAGCCTGGATTGTCCACCGTGGCTTTTGTCACCACGTCGTTGGCGGTCTCCACCGTAAAGGTCTCGCCGGTTCCTGAGCCGCCATAAGCTGTAAGCGTCGGGGTAGAGGTGTAATTATCGCCGCCGTCTTCAATGGTGACATCGAAGGCCAGCGTGCCCGCACCGAACAGATGCGATCCATCCCAAATCCAATAGCCGTTATCGGCCACGGTGGAGACGATGATGATGTTGTCGGCGCCGTGTTGAGCGCACGATGGAATGATGACGCCATCTGAAAACGTGCCTGCAGCAGCGGAAATATCCACCGTGGAGCCATCGTCCACTTTTACCTGCACCGCGGTGCCGTCATCGAGAAACACCGCGATGTAACGCACGGCGTCCAGATTGAACGGGTAGCGGTAAATAATGGTCTTGCCGTCCGGCGCGCCATAAATGGTGGCGCCTTCCGCATAGATGGTGCGGAGGTTGCCGTCGCCTACGGGAAAGAAATTCAGGTCATACGAAAAGTCGTTGTCGGGAATGGCGGTGCGGCTCGCCTTGGTGTTGAGCGAGCCCCATTTTTCCAGCACGAACACTTCCGCGCCGTCTTCTTTCGCATCGCCTGGCAGGGTGGGCTTAGCCATAGAAGTCCATCACCATAGATGGCTGCACGTAGGTGCGGTTTTCTTTGAGGAAACGCTTGTACTCGTTGACCATCATCTGTGCGTCGTCACGGCGCTGCGCTTGCAGATAGGCATAATAGGCCGCCAACAATTGCACCGCGTCGGTCCACGGTCCCGGCAATGCTTCCACGTCTTCATCGTCCACCAGATCGATCGGCTGGCAGAAGCAATCCCACTCCATCTGCGCCAACAGCGAGGGCAGGGGATAGACATAGATCGAGCCCGCATCGCCTTGCGCGTATTGCGCCCACAGCGTGGGGTAATTTTGCAGGGTCAAATTGTTGGAGCGCGCGTAAGCTTGCAGCCACGTCCACGGACGCCACGACAGCGTAGGCTTCCAAGATCCCCACGACACCGACACGCTTTGCACGGCGATGATATTGTTGACGCCTGGAAAGTTGTCTTGAATGATGGCGTTGACGGTGGCGAAATCGTAGCTTTCCTGGCCCACCACTGTATGCACAAAGTCTGTCAGCACAGCCGTGCCTTCGGCGCCCGCGCCGTCGCCGGAGATCGTCACAGTTGGCGTGTTCACATAGCCGGTTCCAGGCTCAGTGATGGTGTAAGAAGTAATTGCGCCCGCCACGATGTTGGCCGTGGCTGTGGCGTTGATAAAATTCTGTCCCATGCCATCGGGAGGGGAGATGGTCACGGTGGCCGTGGTGTAGCCTGAGCCCACCGCGCTGGCCGTGATCGAGGCGAGCGAGCCGGTCGAGTTGGGAAGAATACGCAAGCACTGCGCTTCGGCCGCGATACGCTGGCGCGCTTTGTTGATCCAGCGCGTCATGTCTGCGGTCGAGGAAAACTGATTGCTCGGATCGTTGAGAAGCGAGCGCAGTTCGGTCAGATAGTCGGAGAGTACAACTGCCATTCCGCCTCACGCAAAAGCGCGCCGCCCTTATTCAGAGCGGCGCGCATTGCCCCTTCACGCGCCCCCTGGCTTACGGAGAAGCTTGGATGAATGCCGTGTCGGTGACGCCGCCCACTGTAATCGTCACGATAGCCGTGGTCGTCGGCAATGCTGACGTGCCTGCTGCCGTAACAAAGCCGGTCGGCACTCTTTGAAAGAGGCCGCCGTCTTCGACCACAGCGCCGGTCGCCGTGACCGCACCGCCTGCGGTGGACGTACCGGTGATAAAGCCAGTGCGCGGCGTGAACACCTTCGTGCTGATTTGCGGGTTGGCGGTTGTGCCCGCCGCGCCAGCGACGACGCCACCCGCAACCGTGACCAAAAACGGCTGCGCATTGCCGTACACGGCGCCGCCGTTATCGACGGAGAAGCCCGTGGCGGTAAACGCCATCACCATGGTCGCCGCGGCCGCACCCGACGCAAACGTGAACGTCGGAACAGAAGTAACCGGCGTGCCGTGATTGGTGATGAGCATGCCCGTCACCGTGCCTGAACCTGTCAGCGCCGCCGTGAGCACCGCCGATGTCGTCGGCGTATCGCGGGGATCAGGCACAACGGTCACAGTCGGTGCGCTCTGATAGCCAGCGCCGTTATTGACCACGGTCACAGCGTTAATTGCACCGGCAGAAACCGTGCACGTCATCGTGCAGGGGATGCCACCTTTCGGCGGCGCCGAGACCACCAAAGTCGGCGGATAGTTGTACGCCGCGCCCGCCGTGGTGATCGTCACCGTGCCGCTAACCGCGCCACCAACAATCACGCTCCAGGTCGAGGCGCCTGCCGAGACCGTAACGCCTGGGCTCGCAGAGGTGTCGAGCGCGCCGTCCGTGCCGACCGTACTGTTGGTGTAGCCAGAGCCAACAGTGGTGACAAACGCGCCAACCGGACAACCGGTCAGGTTCGCCAATCGCACATTGGCGCCGTCGGAGCGCACGGTGCGGGCTTCACCCGGCGTTTGATCCACCATGCTCCATTGGCCGGTGATCGGGTCTTTTTCCTGGATCCAGGAATACACCGTCGGCTTCACGATCCATGTTCCGTCCGGGACCAAGAAGGTGGCGCCGGCGGGCAGGGACAGTTTGTTCGTGGTGGTTGGATTGGAATTGAGCGTGAACGGCGGAGACGCCGAGATGTTCGCCTTCGGCACCAGCGGCGGGATTTGCAGCCCAACGCCAGAGGCCCCAATGAGTTGCGTCATTGCACTTTCCCCTCGTTAACTGTATAACCCTCTGACGATTGCGGAGGGTAAATTGCCGTACAAAAAACCTGCTGGAGTATCCGAAGATGAGTGGACTTTGATGCTCCGCGAGAAACGTCGGGTCGCCGCTCGGCGTGATCGAGAGAAGCACCAAGAGGCCCGCAATCAAGCGTCTCGCGAACGTGCGAAAAACCGCTGGACCTCTGACCCTGAATACCGGTCTCGCTACCTACATCACGCTCGGACATACCGAGAGAAAAATCGCGAGAAGATAAACCAGAAGGGTAGGGAGTATCATGCTCGCAACCGGGATTCTTCCAACGAGGCCCGGAAGGCGCGCTATCACGCAAAAAAAGAGCAGATGCGTCCTGTTTGGAAAGAGCGGAGGTTTCAAGCAAAACTAAAAGCTCCGTACATGGAGATGTTTCGCAGCCTCAAAGCACGCGTCACTCGTTCCAAGAAAGAAATCCCTTTTGACATCACGACTGAGTACTTGGCATCCATCTGGACCGGACAATGCGCCGTAAGCGGATTGCCACTAGTGCCCCAGCAACGCAGCCAAGGCATGCCAAGTTTTTGGTCCCCCTCGATTGATCGAATTGATCCCACCAAGGGATACGTCAGAGGCAATGTTCGCTTTGTGCTGATGGCGGTGAACGCGTTCAAGCATGACGGCACGGATGCCGACATGTTGCGCGTTGCTGCAGCCATCATTGCAAACACGTCCAAGCTCCCTGAAATTTCCTAGATGCGAATCACTCTTAACTAAAATTGCCCACCCGCGACATTACTTAATTGGCGCCCGCTGCTCGGCTTGCTGCAGACCAAAGCCATGCCCGCGAGCACGACGCCGATATTGGCAAGCTGACCGTTCGGAATTTGGCTGTACCAACCCGACCAGGCGAAGTTCATCCACTCACTGATAAACAGCGACAGGTACTTGGTATTGATGATGTAGGCGGTGCCCTTCGGGCAGAAGGGGTCAGCCAGGAACGGCGTGTTGGCGAGCATCACGCAGGAGAAGCCTGCATTGATGGAATCGTCCTTGCCGTAACGCAGCGTCGGATCGGTGCGGAATTGCTCTTGGCTGAGGAAGTCTTCCATCAGCGTCGCCCAATCGGACGGCGACATGATGACGATGTCCGGCTCTTCGCCGCCCGCCGCGTAAGTGGTGGCGGCAAGCTGGGTCAGCATGGTGGCGCGGCCCGGCGTGATGGAAGAGGTGTAGTAGCCACCCTTCCATTGCGGGACCGAAGAGCGCGAGATGCCGCCATAGGTAGCCGTGTTGGTGCCGTCATCGTAAATGTCGGGCAGGCCGTTGATGGCGGTGTTGTTGGATGTCGTCACCGTGGCGCGCGAGAAGAGGGCGCTTGACAGCGTTTGCACCATGACCGTCTTGGCGTCGGAGAAGCGCGCACGAATGAGCGGCACAACCGCTTCGGTCGATTGGGTGGCGCTTTCCGTTCCCAAAAGCGGGATCGGCGTCACCAGGATGGAGAGGTTCCAGCCCGCGTCTTGGATCGCGGTTTGCGTCGCCGGGATCGGGAAGCCGCCCGAATAATCGGTCCATGACGCGTTGACGAGCTGCGCGTTCTGGATCGGGATGGTGACTTGGTTCAAGCCGCCTGCCGCGCGTTGGGCGTTGCGGATCATCAGCGACAGCAACGGCGCTGCCTGATAGATTTGAACCACGAGCTTTGGAATGAACGCGCGGCGTGTGACGGCGTTGAGTTCGTTGGTGATAGCCCCGGAAGAGGGGATATAACCCTGGCCTAGGAACGGCGGCGTAGCCATAGTTTAGTTTCCCCCTTAGTGCGCGACTTGGCTGCGCACGTCGCGCAGAGCGTTTCCGATCGCATCGGCTTCCCAGCCATCCGCGTCGGTGAAGAGACGTTTCACATCGTCAGCAGGCCCCAGGTCCCAGCGTTGGGGCTCGTATGACGAGGTAGGAATTTCCGGCGCCGGCGGATGCAGTTCGTCGTAACGCGCCGCGGCTGCATACGGATCGGCGATGCCGCGCTTCACCATCATGTCGGCGATCTCATTGATGCCGTCATCGGTGTAGCCTTTGGTCTTGCGCAGATCAGCGAAGGCGTTGTGCATGGCGCGCTTTTCTTGGTCGTCCTGCCACGCCTTGCGTTCGTCCTCTTGGGCTTTCACGAAGGCGGTGAACTCAGCCCGAACTTCTTCAAGCTGCTTCTTCACCGGGGCGGCGTAGCGTTCGGCCACGTCTTCTTCGGTCTCGACGTTGGGGCGAATCTTCTTGATCGCCTTGTCCATCAGGCCGCGCGCTTCCGGGTTGGATTGGATCTCGCCAATCAGTTCGGTCAGCTTCAAGTATTGCGCAGCGCGCGTATCATCGATCTCAGCCATGGCTCAATCAGCCCCCGTTTTTGACGTGGGCGATGTTCATGTCGCCGTTCTTCGGCGCGAGACCCTTTTGCTGGCTCTTGCGGAAGCCGAAATCATTCTTGTCCATCGGGACTTTGATGATGTTGGCGGCGTTATCCATCGGGCCGCCAGACATCGGCGGGGTAAACATCGGGCTCTTGTCAGCCATGGAAATCACATTCCTTGCATGGAGGGCGGAGCGCCGCCCGGAGGCATCCCGCCTCCTTGGGGTGGACCGCCTTGCGACGGCATACCGGCTTGTTTCTGTTGCGCCATGAAGCGCTGAAGCTGTTGCAGCATGGCGTTCTGCTGAACGTCCTTCTGCAAACCCTGCAGCATCGAGTTCTGCACGCCAGGCGGCATTTGCGATGCGGGGGCGACTTTGCTTAGGCCCTGGATCGCGGACAACACCGCTTTGTGCGAGTCCGATCCGAACGGCAGGTTAGGCAAAGCCTGTTCGAGAATTGATGCCGCCCCTCGCACTTTCGCGAGGGCATCAGCCTCCAGGCCAGGATTGCCCGAAGGCGCACTGGCTGGACCTGAAAAGCCTTGCGGCGGCCCTTGCATCGGGTTTTGGGGCGGCATCATCACTCTTGGCTTGGACAGCGCTTACTTGCGCTTGCCGCGCCGGCCACGACGGAAGCTGGTCATGTGAACCTCTTCTTGAGAGCGGGGAGAGCGAGCCAACCCCGGTCAGGTCAATCGTCACGGGAAGGACGATACGAAGAGGAGGGGACCAATCGAAAAAATGTCCGTCAAGCGTCAAAACAAACAAGACGCATCGATCGCCAGGATGTCGGCGTCGCCGCGTTGACGAGACACGGCAATGCGATGGCGCCCGTCAATGACATGCCATCCCGATCCGTTGCGGCGCACGATAATTGCGGGCGCTGTGGTTTCCATATCGACGTAGTCAGCAATCTTACCGGCGCTCAAATCGCGCGCATCGGCGGGAAGATCGGAGAGGGGGATGCGCCGCTCATAGAGCGTGACGCGTTGATTTGCGCCAAGCGGCTTTTCGCGGCGCCGCAACTCATCCCGCAGCGCGCAGGCTTCGCGGCTGGCGCCCATGAGATTGAAAATGCGCGGCGTCGCCAGCACGCCGATCGCGCTCAACACGGATTGCAGTTTCAACGCCGTCCGCCTTTGCCGCCGACCACTTTGGCAAACGATTCTGGATCGTCTTTCTCAAGCTTCGCCAGCATCTTTTGCTTGCTCTCTTCGCGCTCTTCGGCCTTGCGCACCAATTCATCCTGGTTGGGCGGATGCACGGCTTGCAGGAGTTCGACGGGACCAACCGCGCCAAGTTTGGCGAGCGCAAACATGAGATTGTTGTTGTCGCCGCTGAACGCGGGGCTTGATGTGTGGGCGTCCACCGCAACAGACGCATCGCTCGGCAATTGCGACATGACAAATTCTTGGCCCTTGGGTGTGCGCAACACGCGCGCATCCTTGGCCTGCATCATCTTCAAGCCGAGCGTGCCCAGCGCGCCGACTTGGCCCTCCACCGCAAAAGCTTGATCGCGCAGCCGCGGCGTTGAGGTGCGCAGCATCTGTCCTGCTTGGGCGCCAGAGCGCACGCCGGGCTCGCCTTTGCCCTGCAGCAAGCCGTTGAGGCCCGCCGCTTCCTCGAAACAGTTATCGAGCCACGCCAGATAGGCGAGGTAATTTTCGGGCATGGTGGGCGCGAGATTTTCCACCTTGCCCTGCGGTTCGTCCATGAACACATGCGCGCAGTTCGACAGCATCGCCATCTGCTTTTCCGGCGTCAGTCCGGTAAAGCCGATGAAGGCTTTCGGCGGATTGGTCATCAGGTGGAAAATGGTGTCGATGTCTTGCGTGCGTTTGTTGATCACCGCTTGCAGAGCCATGACGTTGGACAGTTCCGAGCGGCCGAAGAAGTAGCCCACGGTTTCGTTGGGGCAAATTTTCACAAACGGATGATGGCCGGGAATGTCTGAGAGATTGCGGTGGCGCTTTGCGCCTTCCAAGATGATGTCGGGCTCAACGTAGCGGATGGTGGTCCAATCGTCTTGCTCATCGTTCCAGACCCACAATTCGCATACGCGAATGAGATCGACCGCAACATTGGCGGAGAGTTGCGGCGATGGCAGAGGGTTGAGCAGGTTGGGAATGGCGCCGCGCGCGCCGGTCGGCGTGGAGCTTGTGGAGAGGGGAGAGGCGCCGCCCGCGGCGCCACCCAAAACCAGTTCGTAGAAATACCCGTCCTCGCCCAGTTCGCCCGCGGCTTTGCGATTGATGGCCGAGCCCATGGCCTTGGCGACGATGGAATCCCGCTCAGGGTGATTGTAGATGAGCCGCTGAAACTGGCGCGGCGTCAGATAGTAGAAATGGACGAACGCGTCCTGGTCATCAAGGTCGGTTACGTCTTCGCGCTGCACGCCGATAAAGGGCTGGCGCACGATCGAGGGCTGGAAGCGTGAGAAGTTGGGCTTCTCCATGCCCTGAACCGGGGCCATCTTGCAGCCGAGTTTGATGAAGCAGCTCTTTTCAACGAGAGCGGTTTCCACGGCTTGGCTGACGGCCAGTTCGCACCCGCCGGCCGACAATGCCGTGGTGAGCTTGTGCCCGGCTTTGGTGGCCTTCGGCGCCCATTCGGGCTCGTCGGCGCCGTCAAATTCGATTTTGAAGCGCACGTCAGACGGCGAAAACAAATAGCTCGCCTTGGTGTCCACCAGCGCGTAGCACTTGTTGTGCTTGGACGGGAAGGTCTCATCGATATTGCCGGTATAGAAAGCGCGGCGAAGGTTGGAGGCTTCGTTGCGCCGGTCATCGATGGAGACGCTGCACTCATCCACCAGGTCTCTCACCCAGGGGATCAGCTTTGCTTCGGTTTGTGGAATATCGCCTACGCTCATAGGGTCTAGTTTACGCCCCCTTGCGGCGCACGGGGGTCACTACGTTGCCGGACTTGTCGGCGCGCGCCATGACGTTGAAGCGGGGGCGTGGTGAGCGTTGCTTCATTTGATCCATGATGGCGAAGGTGTCCGTGCCTTCTTGCTTGGCGGCGGCGGTGTATTGCTGGGCCTTTTGAATATGCTCGCCTGCATTACCCATGGAGCGAGGCTGAGCGCCCCAATTGGATTGGATGGGGACAGGGCCCGTGGGTTGAGCGGTGGCGCGCGCTGTCATCAGATCGAGCTCGGCCTTGATGAGTTTGTTTTCTTCCGCGGTGGTGCGCGGGGCATCGGCTTTATAGGCCACATCGCCTTCGCGCAGATTGTCTTTGAGGTCGGTGATGCCGTATTCGCGCTCCATCATCTTGTAAGTGATGTCGGCGCCGTGCATGCCGTTTTTGGACACAGCCGGAGGCACTTGGCTTTCCAGCATGTCTTCAAAACGGTTTTCCTCGCGATCCTTGCGCCAGCACATCGGGCATTCCGGCATGGGATCGTTGTCCGCAAACCGGCATTGAAACTCTTCTTGGCAGTCCTCGCACTCGAACACCACCCACGGCTTATCGCTTCGCATATCAGATGCCCCGTCTAAATTTGGCGCGCACTTGTTCTTCCGCTTCACGGAAACGGTTCCAGAAGTAATTCTGCACGATGACGGCGCCGCGTGCGTTCTCGACGCTCATGGGCGTGTCTTCATCTTCTTTTTGCTCGCGCTTGGTGACCAGCTCAAAGGTTTCGTTGCGCGCCATCAGGCCGGAGCGGATTTGGTCGCACCAGATTTTGCAGGCAAGCGCTGCTGCAAACACGCGATCGTCTTTGTCTTTGCCAACCGCGGCAGGGGAGATAGTGTCTCCGTCCTGACGAAGCCGCAGCATTTCCTCGAGCAGAGGCACAGAGCGCGGGACAAGCGTTTCGTAATTGTAGTTGTCTCGAAACTGGTTGAACATGGTGTTCTTTTTCGAGAGGTTGGTTTTGAAGTGGTAGGCAAAGCCTGAGCCTACGGTGTCCACCTTGCGATCCAGAAACCAGCGGATTGAATTGAGCGCTTGGCCGATCTTCAATTGGCCGGCGACCTCAGCGATAGGCCCAATGCGCATTTGCTCTTTGAGATACTTGATCTCGCGAAACACGGCTTCGCCTGGGCCGTTGAGTTCGATGTTGATGTAAACGTCTTTGTAGCAGGCCGCGAGATACGCCATCACCCAAGCGGCTTGGTGTGACGTTGGTTCAGGGGTTGCGTATTCGGCAACCTGGATCAGCTTGTCGGAATACGCACGCCACAAGGAGATGACGGTGCGGTCTGCGGTCTCGGAAGATCCAAACGCAGGGTCCAATCCCATGCAATAGACGCCGCCCGCTCGCGGTTCGGACCAGATGCGCAAGTCCACTTCTTCCTTGGACTTGGCGGCTTTGATCTCCATGTCCATGAAGGTGTTGGCGAGCTGGCAATCATAGCCTGCGTAGCCAATTTTCTTGCACACCTTCACGTCTTCGGTGATGCGCTTGGTGTTAAAGAAGCCACGACCTGTGGCGACGAACGCCTCGTCCGCATACCAAGGGTACTTCTCTTGCATCAGCTCTTCGGAGTAGTCGTTCTCCATCGAGCGATACCAAGCGACTTGTTCGTCATTGACCTCCACGCCGTAGAGAGATTTGACGATGCGGATTTTGTCGCGCTCTTCCGGCGTGAAGCGGGGATGTTCGCCCCAGAAGCGTTGATATTCACGCGAGCCACGCGCCCACGCATAGGCGCCGCGATCAAAGCCGTCCTTGGCCCACCAGCCAATGAACATGGCGCGCTTGAACTCGCCGTCACGCAACGTTTCTTCGTAGATGTCGTGCCAGCCGTTGAAGCCAAACGCCGTACTCTCTAAGATATAAAGGCGGTTGGGGTTGGCTTTGGCGAGCGTGGTGATCAAGTGCTTGACTGCATCTGGATCACCGAAGGCGCCGACTTCCGAGACGTGCACAAACGAGTAGGCGCGTGAGATGCCGAACGTCTTGTTCTCTTTGCGCTTGCCGGCTGCTAGATACTGAAGACGCGAGCCGTTGGAGAGCGCCAGAAAGTCGCGGTTGTTTTGCACCACGTCAAGGCGGTGCGAGCGCGGCAGGCTCTCCAACATTTCCTTGATGGTATTGCGCGCGACCGCTAAGTTATCGGCGCTGTCCAGAATGAGCGCGCCATCCAAACCTGGGTGCATGGAGAGCCAGAATAAATCCAGCGCCCACATGATCGTAGATAGCCCAAGCTGTCTTGCTTTAAGGCAAGAAAAGAAATGGCAATCCGCGTCAAGCCCATCGCAGACGTTTTTCAGAAACAGTTCTTGGGCGCCATACGGGACGATCGGCCCCGGCACCGGCAGTTCCTTGGACTTGATCTTGATGCGCGAAATGAAGTCCAGGAAGAGGGGGAGCCACAGGCTGCCTTTCCCGTTCACGCGAGAGCGAAGGTCAAACACCAACGCAATCTAAACGCCGCAGCGTTTGCGGGGCGTTAACGTCCCAGACACGCGAGCGGCGCGCTCGCCCTGCAAAAGTAAGCGCGCCGCCTTGTGCTGGTGAGAGGCACATTGGTACGGTCGTACCTATATCGGCCCCGGATTAAAGAAAGGTTCTCACGCGCCCGCTGTCATGCGTATCTGAATGTCGAACCCACCAGGAGCCGGGGCTACGTTCACCTCGTAATCGTCGCGGGGGACGATGGTGACGTTCTCTGTGCCCTTGGCGCGCTTACGCACCCGGTCGCACATGACCAGCAATTCCAGGGCAGACACCCCGAACACGTTGAGTTCTCGGTTGTCACCGACAAACAGTTGGATGGGCTTTCCCGGCGGGGCTACGTCCCAAGGCTTCAGGTCTTTGTGAGGGACAACCCCGCGCACCAGCCCCGCGTCGATGAACGCAGAGTGTCCGCCCACTATCGAAACCTCGAGATACCCGCTCACGCCTTGCGCTTTTTGGTGGGCGCTTCTTCCACATCGGTTACGCCCGGTACTTCCACCGGGGGAGGGGCGCGCACGACAGCGACACGCGCGGGGGCGTCATCCTCAGCCGCAACCGGCGCCGCCGCTGCAGTTTTCCGATCCGACTTGATCGCCACCAGCACAATCTGCGCCGACTGCATCAGCTTGGCGATGCTCTCGCGAGTTTCGCCGTGCGCTTCGACTTCTCCGCCAGACGTGCACAGCACCAGCCCCGTCGCTGACGGACGGATGAACTCAATCTTGTCCACCCGCACCAGCGACCACGAGCCTTCCGCGTCCACGACTTCCAAAAAATGCGCCTGCGCCATTACATTTCCCTCGTCTCTGGTTTGACTTCCGGCGGCGCGACCTCAGCCCTCGCCGCGTCTTCCTTCTCACGCAGCCGCTTCTGCTGCGCCAAAACCTTCTCTTGTTTCTTCTTCAGGCTTTGCCCCGGCGGGCGCCCTGGGTTATCATGGCGCTTGTCGCGTTGGCCTTCCGCCGTCACGCGCTCAGCTTCGCCCGCTGCGTGCTTCGCCTGGTTTTCTTTCAACTCGTTCTGGTAGGCTTCAATCGCGCTCGGGTTTCCGCCTTTGTCCTTGTCCTTCGGGTCCAGCTTCCCAATCCGAGCCTGCGCCATCTCCCACTCTCGCAACTGCTTGAACGCCGCCATCCGATCGCCCAAGCTAATCAGAGGCTCGCCCTCATCGTCACGCGACGCATTCGCCAGCTCTTCCGAAATAGCCAAAGCCGCCAAGTGCATGTTGTCCGCAACCCGCGCCGCTATCTCCTCACGCGTCAGCTTCTTGCCCTTGTTCCCAGCAAGCAGCTTGATCACCCGGTTCGCCATGTC